GATCAAGGCCATATATCGGCATCAGGTTTCCCTAGAAGAGTGCGGAGCTGGGTGTGCCCGGGGCCACCGAGCGGACGAAGCTGATAGCGAACGACATGTTGTATGTCTGGTGCGGTGTATGCGGGCAGCCATTCTCACTGAGAGAACGCAGCCGCTGGCCCTGCTTCAGCACGCCCTGCCAGTCGATATGCGTAGTAGCCGGGCGCTGCTCGGCGGTACTCCGGTACCAGTAGCCGCCCTCGTAGTTACCCGGGAAGTCCCAGAACCAGTGGTGGTGCCGGTAGTACTGGTCATCGACCCAGAACCAATGACCATGATACCCAGTACTCCACCAGTCCCAGGTCTGAGCGATAGACACGATGTACCAGCCGTCAGCGGGTATTGTCACGTCCGCGCCGTTGTACATTGAAAATGGGTCGTAGTCCACGTTGGTGTAGATGTTCCACTCGCCGTAGTTACTGCCTGCGGACTGCCAGTTGTCAATCATCTGAGACGGGCTGGACAGCGACATCACCGGGATATGCGAGCCGGCCACCATGTCACTGAGCCGCGCGTCCACCGAAGGGTAGGTGGTCGATGTGCCTATGATTGGGGCCTTCTCAACCGTTGGCATCACCCCGAGCGCACTTTCAATGGCGCCCACCTCGGCGGCAATGGAGTTGGGGTCGTTGGCGAACACGGTGCTAAGCTCGTCTACGCGATCAGACCATTGGACAATCGACTGGGGAAAGATTGCTGCCACCATTTAAGTCAGACCTCCGCTAGCCTGGATAAATATGTTCCCGATGAATGGGACCTCACTGGGCTGGAATTGAATAGAAGCTGTGCTGGTCTGCACAATGTCCTCACGGGTGAACACCGGGATACTGATATAGGCGACACCCGCCACACTCGTGATGACGCCGAAGATATCGGATACCGTGAGAAGCTGGTTGAATGATACATTCGGCGGCGACAGCAGCGCCTGGAGGGCACCGGTCACATTAGCCTGCACCACCGCCTGGCTGTATTTCGGCAGCACCTGGAGCTGGAGCGGGTACGCGGTGGAGCCAATGTCAATCAGGATGATATTAGGGTCGGCCACTGAAAGGGTGACACCACCGGCTGACAGGGGCTCGAAGTAGTCCAGGATACTGTCAACCAGTACCGGGCCCGGCACAGAATAGTTCGGCCCGAGGACGTACAGGGAGACGCTATTAGCATTGCCGAAGACGGCATTTGACATCAAGACGCCCGGCACATTGTACGCAAGGTCGGTGTAGTCTTGCGGTGAAATGGCGCGGTACTGCGTGCGGAAGGCCAGGCTGGTGTTCTGCCGGATACTGTCATTGGATTCAGCGTCGGCCCCGCCGGTCATCGCAGACGTAATAGGAGTAATGCCGTCACCGGCCAGCGCGATGTCTACGCCCTGAATGGTCTGCACCATGCTACTGACCGTGCCAGATGGCACATTACCGCCCGAACCCTCTCCCGCGCGGTACGACGCCCACACGTTCAGTCCGATGCCGGGTATCATCCCGTTCTGGCTGTCACCGAAGACTACGTAGGTTACTCCGTTCTGGTCTACTGAAATAGCGAAGGTATTATCATCAGGTACGGCATCAATTAGGAAATCGATCTGCATCCACTCGGTAGGTGTGGACGCAGAGTCCGGCGCTTGCACGAAGACGGTCACAGTGTCGTTGTACACACCAAGCTGCGGAAGGGCCATCACCTGGCCCGGTGTCCCGTCCGAAGTACCTATTTGTACCAGCGTCATCGTGGTGCCCTCGAAGACCTGGACGCTGGCCGTGCCACCATTGCCGGGGACCACAACGCTGGTCATTGTCTCATACACAGGAGGGGCACTCTGCCCGGTAGGGGTAACACTAGTAGTCACTTGCGTCAGTGAGGGAATAGTGACAGCGGGACCGGTTGCTTCAGTCTGGAAGGTGACGGTGCCGCTGGCCGGGACGCTGGACCCGGGGACATACCCCAGGGTGGTAGCGATATTCAATAGACTAAGGCGCTGGGTTGCGGTGGGAAGATACGCTTCCTGGGTGATTCTATCTCCGTAGTAACTGAGGATATCTCCCATATAAGCGAATAGTTCAACCAGCATGACACCCATATCCCCTTCACTGGTGGTAATCCAGTTAGGGAACGCCTGGCCAGCATACGTCAGCATGGACTGCACGAAGCTGTTGAAATCTTTCGACGTGTAGTCAATAGATGCCGGAATTGCCAGCGTAGGGTATTGTGCTGGTATTGGATTTGGAGATGTCACGACTCCACCACATTTCCGCCGACGTATACCACCGCAGTGCTCACGGTACTGGGTGTCGCGTTTACACCACTAACGAAGTCAACGTTCAGTGAGACAACACCTTCGGTAACATCATCGAGTACTGGGGTGATGTTGGTTATCTGAATACTTGGTTCCCACATTGCCATCTGTGACATGACAACTTGCTGCATTTCGTTTGTGACAAAAGCTGGTCCCGATTCGAAAAGGTAATCGCGCAGCGGGATGCCGTACTGAGGTATCATCACCCGCTCACCGGGGTATGTCTTGACGATTGATTCAACGTGCTGCATCTGCTGAACATCCGGGTCAGATGTCGTGGCGACATTACCATGTACATCCAACTGGAAGGGAATCAAAATCTCTGTAGTGCTCATGTAATAATCCTATCTCAGTGCCTGGGAAGTTAGTGCGTAGACGGGCGTGTTGATATCCCCGCCCACGAACAGCACCAGAACAATACTGCCTGCGGCTGGCGCACTGCCGCTGCTGAATCCCATCGGAGCGGCCCAGTTTGTCCCGGCGATACCCTGGACCTGCGGGACCTGTAGCTTCACCCAGTTGTCTTGCGCCCGGGTCTTTGACACACGGCCCAGATAAACACCTAGCCACTGGCGTGCCATTACACTATCCCCTCAGTAATGGTAGCCATATTCATAGCCACCCACTGATTGGCCTGGAGCCTGCACGTGACAAATTCAGGTACCACCTTCTGCACACTCTTTACACTAAGAGTACTGTTTTGCGCATTTCGTATCACCGATAGGCGCGTAACGTATTTGTCATCAGACGGAATCAGGCCGGTTGGCTTCAGGATATGGTCTGCATCAGTCACAATCCAGTCCCCGGCAGTGCCGTTTGTCAATGCCTGGCCCAGCAGTTTTATGACCTTCCCCGGATACAGCACAGAATAACCCATCACTTCGACGGTGGCTTGCAGCCAGAATTGTGCTAGTGACTTCTTCGCGTTCATGATGTTCTTGGCCTCGCCTCGTGATGCTACATGGCGGTAAATCTCTACGTCATCATCCTGATATGTGTCGCCATCCGCCGTGGCCGAGTATACTCCGCGCGCATCGACGCCGTACACCTTCCGGTTCATTCGCAGGCTGCCGGGGATGCCCACTCCCTGAAGCACCTTGAACTTCTGCGCGCAGTCAACCTGCCCGGCAATGTTATCAATAGTGTAGTGCGGTATGTAATACATGCTGATACCAGACAGTAGTACCAGCGGGTCAATCATGTACAGCGTGCCACCGGATACCCAGAAGCGAAAACCGACCTTATTTGCAATCCGGTTGAGGAACTGGAAGTCTGATTCATTAGCCTGAATTTCATTGAGCACCCAGGCCGACTGTGTGACCACCGCACGGAAGCCGTTAGCCTGTGCGATAGTTTGCGCAACCCCGGCGGCAGTCATATTGTTCCACGCGCGGTTCTTGTGTCCGTTCAGCACCTTCGACGTACCGATGACGACATAGGTAATCTGGTCTGCGTGCAGGCCGGTGTCCTCCGTTGTCGAGTTTTCGTGATGGTTGACGTACCCGTACCAGGTGCTAACGGACTCAGGCTGCCGACCCCAGACGATCTCTATGGGTGAGCCATCCGGCCAAGCCGTCAACTGACTCTTGAACGGGTGTCCCGAGGGCACGATTACGCGAAGAAAGAAAAGGTCATGGTTTCCCCAGGACTGGCGCAGCTCAAAGTCAGTGGGCCTGTCCATGCAGACTTGCCCATTTACCTTGACGCTGAATACGACAGGTCCCGCGTTGGCTACCATGTTAACCTCACGTGAGTGTTGGAATTCTGATGACAGTACCCGATAATATGAAAGACCAATCTATTACCTCCGGGTTACCGGCTGCGATGGCCCACCATTTACTGGGGTCGCCGTACACATTGTTCGCCAGGGAGTCAAGCCGGTCAGTATCGGCCCACATATACGACCGGTACTGAAAGGTGTAGGGGACCGCAGAGCTAGGGGTTATTACCTGACGGGACAGATTGCCTACGCCAAGGGTAACCACCGTACTATTCGCATAACGTCCGTTTGCCATGATTGTCATTACGTGCCCCCAATTCCTGCGATACTCCCGCTGCCGAGCACCGTTGCTGATACTGGCGCACCGAATGTGGTGGTTATTGGCGTCCCGACAGTGGGCGCAGTCGTGAGCGGCATAGTAGACCACCACAGGTCTTTAT